CAATCGTAGTGTGTTTGGTTTGGTAATAATTTTATTTTCTTAGCCATTGGAAATATAATTTATATAATAATAAATATGCGGTAATCTTGATTCCGCTAGTCTGAATCTACTGATTAAAAACTTTATTAAATTCTTCATCTTTATCAATATCCTTATCTATGGATTTATCCATATCAGTATCCATATCCATATCCTTAGTGGTTGTGTAACCATTAGATAAGGGTTCTATAAGGGTTATTGAAGGGTTACTTAACTCTTTTGTAATCTTATTAAAAGAGTTATCTGATGGTTCTATAATACTATGTGAGATAAGTAATTCTCTAGCTGATTTAATTGCTGGAGTATTTGATGTAAAGAAATTCTTATATTGAAATGTAATAAACTTAGGTATAAACCATTTATCACCTTTAATATAAATTCTATCTTTCAGATATTCTATGATTTCAGTTTCACTTCTTTCACAATCAGTTTGAAATCTTAATAACTTTAAATTTACTTTATAAACACCAGCATGGTCACAAGTATCTAATAAGTAATTCCATACTAACTTCATATCCATTGGTAAGTTAGTGTACCAGTTGTCACTCCATTTGTTAGAGTCAGTTAATCTTTTTGCCATTGTTACTTTTACTTTTGTTGTACTAATATAAATACAAGGAACTTTCAGAAACGATATATTTTATACAATTTTTTTATAACCTTTTATCTTTTGCCAACCTTTTACTCTACCAGTACCTAACCAATCGCCCCAACCATCCCATTGAGGATAAATTTTTTCATCATTTGGCCAACGAGGTATATCAATAGGTAAATTGCCAGTATTAATAAATTCATTCCATTCTTCTCTATTTTTAAGTTTTAAACTTCTAGCAAATTCTCTAGCAGATTTAAAATCTTTATAATTTTTACTTCTTTCTTGATTTGATGGAACACCATGTCCCAAATAATCTCCCCAACCTTTCCATGTTCCTTGATTACGATATTTACCTTGTGGTGCTTGTGATAAAAAATCTATATTATTATCTTTAACATAGTTAAAATATTCTGTTGAACTTTTAAATTTAAATGGTTTTATATATTGTTTAGCATCATCATATGATAAATGTTTTTTACCAATTTCAAATGCAGAAACTATTCCATTACCTAACCAATCTGCCCAATCAACCCATTCTCCATTTTTCATATATATACCTCTTGGCCCATATGGTATTCCACTTGGTAATTCTCTTAATTTTACAAATTCATTCCAACCAGTTTGGGTTTTTATACCTAATGTATGCACATATTTTTTAGCATCTTCATATGATAACCATTCATTATTTTTACCATTATATGTCATACAATAAAACTCTCTTCTACAATCTTCTAAAGTAGTCCAAGCAATAGTTCCAAACTTATCATTATCTTTACGATATGCTGATTTAAAAAGGTTTAAATCTAATGGAATACCCAATTCAGTAATATTAACTTTTGGTTTTACTGTCTTACTACTTACGTTTTTATTTGGTGATTTTGATTTTGGTTTATTACTTGTCAATACTTTTGGAATAAGAATACCACCCATATTCTTACCATTGTATTTAGAATACCATTCTTTACTAGTCAAACACAACATTGCTGTCATCAAATCCACATAGTATGAAGCAGTATTCTTAGTAGCAACTTTGTAATATGTTTTTGGTTTATCAGTTTTAGATAAACGTAACACCCTACCATACATCTGCATTAACATATCTAAGGATTGTGTAAGGGTAAAATCTACTACATTGAATAACTCTGGAATATTAAATCCTAACTTACCTCTATCTACTGCAACTAATACCAAATATTCATCAGAATCTTTGAACTTAATAAATCCTTCACTATTGGTATCATTCTCACTATGTGATACTAAAACCTTACCTGTCAATTCACTAAATCCATTTAGAGATTTGTAGATAGCATCTGCTTGTTTTAGGGAGTGACAGAAGATAATTGTTTTACCAATCTGATTGAATACACTTAATACGTTTTTAGTAACTCTACTAACGTTTGGTTGTTTGATTGGATTCTTAATTCTCTTTAACATTTCCTTACAAACTGCAGTTAAAGCCTCATCGGTAGATTTCTTACTCATTTTAGAACTGGCCTTTAAGTTACCATATGTTCCATTGTAATCACTTTGTTTGAAATCGTAGGTAGATGATACTACCTCAACTCTTACATTAGTTACCTGTTTTAAATCAAATAAATCCATAACAGGAACGAATTGGAAATTAAACCTATCACCCTTCATAATGAAACGAGATGGTGTTCCAGTCAAAAGTAATTGATAGTTAGGTTTGATTTGTTTAAGGATATCAGTAATAGTTTTCTTACCATACCATTGATGTGCCTCATCTAAAATAAAGTTGTGGAACTTTGGTAGTAAATCTGATACGTTAGAAAGTGATTGTGGTAATGCAACTACTACCTGACAATCTGATTTTAAACAATCTACCAATTCTTCTTTGGTAGTTGCAACACAATAACTGAAAGAAGGTTTGAATGTATCTAATTCAGTTGAGAAGTTATCTCTTAATACTTTCATTGAATACGGAATAATCAAAGTACGTTTGTTTTTGTTTTGAGGATATGAGTAGAAAATCTCTAACTTCATAATCGCCATAAACGTTTTACCAGAGGAAGTACCTGCTGCTAATACGAAAGGTTTATCTGATGTATATTCAGATGTTAAAAACTCTTCTTGATAATTTAACTTTCGTAAACCTCGTGTTTTAATAATTTCGTTGTAAATTGATAAGTTGTTCATAATTTATTTGTTTATCTCTTAATCTTATACAGCTAATATACGATGATTTTGTGAGATTTCCAAACATTTTAACATATATTTTATACTATTTTTACAATAAAACGCATGAGATTGAGTATCAATTAGTTATGAAAACTAACGATTTAACGATTTTATGATTATTTTTGAGATTTCCAAATGGGCAAACAAAAACCCCCTCCAAAGAAACGGAAGGGGTTTATACTAAGTAAAAGTAAATCGGGGTAGTTCCAATGGCGGGAGGAATTACTACCTTATGAATAAATATCGAGTAGTTTGGCTAAAACGAAAAAGTAGAACTAAATTCTACTCTTTGCTTTTATTAATCTCTCTTTTTCCAATATCTTTTCTACTTTACGTTTAAATTCAACATCATTTTTTCTTGCACGTTTAATTGCTGATGGTTTGACAAAGTATTTTCTTTCTCTTAATTCAATCAAATGACCAGATGATTCTACCTTCTTCTTAAATCTTTTTAATAAAGAGGAAATATCCTCTCCTTCTCTTTTTTTAATTCCTACTAATGAAACACTCATTCTTTTATTTTTTTGTTATTCTTGCCCGCTTAAAATCGTTTTAATGGGTATTATCTCCCTTGTCCTCTATACGCTTTTGGCTTTGGATTATGTTTGTTGTATGATGTCTTACCTGTTGGTTGAGATTTCTTTTTACCGAAACCAACTTTGGTATTTGAATTAGCTGTTTTCTTTGCCATCTAAAAATTGGGTTATTTTTTTATCAATATCGTTTATGGTATAAGATAGAGAAATTACAATATCTCTGATTTCATCGATATCTCTCTTTGCTCTTTCCATATCTAATTCTAATTGTAGTATCTTAGTTTCCATATTATTCCTTTATGGGTACACAATTCGGTACTTCTCTACCATCCAATTCTTTTGTACCAATTGCTTCATATCCTGGCCAACAAGTATCTTCTAATCCTAAATCAACTGCTTTAAGGTTGATACCTCTATACTTTTGTTCTTGTGATAAAATACTTTTGATTTTCTTTGCAACACTCATATTCGTTTCAGTACGATATGTTTGGTAGCAAATTGCAGCTGATTGTTCTTGTCCGTATTCATCGTATATTTCACCGATACATCTACTTACAAATTGTTCTTCTGTTTCTTCTGATTTTGGATTTGGGATTGGCATTGTATTAGTTTTGTTCTATGTAAGTATAATCATTAATACTACCAGATGATGGTAGAGGTTCTCTAATGATTATTGTTCCTTGTGGGTTTAATTCTTCCATAATTAATCAACGTACATGGTTTCACCATCTACTATTATTTTTTCTATATTCTTTAATACAACAGTTCTATATCCACTTGCATCTCTATCCCATAATACCCAATATCCTCTTTCCTCATAATCATATACAGGTGGATTACCAGTAGGGTCAGTAGTGTACATTTCTCTAACCATATTTCTACCACTTAGTTTAGTGGTATATATTTTAACAAATTCATATTTGGTTTTGACAATATCAACCATTTCACTAAATGAAATGTAATTCTTTTTACGGAATTGATAAAGTTTATTACCTACGATTGTTGAGTTCATATTACTTATCCAATTCTTTTAATTTATTGATTGCCCATTCTACACCTGATGTTCCACCCCAAGCATCCCACATCAATCCACCACATCCTTCTGAATAAGGTACATCTTTGTGTTGTTGATGTCTTTTGAATGAAGCCATCCTTGCTATCGTATCTCTACTAATTGGTTCTTTATTTGCAAGTTGGTTAGCTCTTTGTTTTCCTGTTGCTTCTCCACAACTTCCCCAACCATTCTTTTCAGCCCAATCCAATGCTCTTCTTGCATTGTTTGATGCAGATTGTGGATAATCAGAATAACTTTCAAATTTATATATCTTATTATGAACTGAATTTTCGTACATATTAGTCAGTTATGGGACCTCCAGTTACCCAAGCATCACAAGTTCTACTTGCTGCACACTTAAAATCAAATGCTTCACAATATCCTAAATCACCTGCTTGGATTGTATCCCACTCATCTTTTACTTCTCCTCCGATACCAGATGCAATACAATCCAACATTTTTTTGGTTTGGATGAAAAACGCACAATTTCCACATAATGCTTTTTTAGCGGATTCAACGTTTCCCTCAAACATATCTGCTTTCTTCTTCCAATAATCTTCGTTCGGTTCATTTGGATTGAGTGGACCATATTGTGCTATTTTTACTGCATTCTGTCTATTCTTTAAATTTACAGGAATACTTTGAGTTGCTTCTGGACATCCTTCTTCTAATAATGCTGGAGATATGAATCTATCTTCATCTTCATCAGGATTAGGTATCTCACCACTATAAGATGGTGAAACTAATGATGGTTGTGCTTCTAAGATGATTTGTTTGATTTTACCCAATAGGTATTCAGCTCTTAATTCATCTTTACTAGCTTTCACTAATTTATGTTCGAATACTCCTTCAATAGAAAATCCTTTAATCTTACCACTCTTTACAAACTCATTCCAAATCTTATCATCAGTTACTTTCATCATACCTACCCAAGTTCCCTCTGGTAAGTTTAATCCGTAATTGTTTGATTTATCTAATTTACCTTCTTTAACCCACGACTCAACAAGGGTTACACCTTTGATTTTCTTATTATGTTCTAAGGTTGCTTTATCAGTATATTTTTTTGCAAGATAATTCTGTGCTAATTCCTTAATTGTTTTTGGTGTAAAGAATACCTCATAAGGTTGTCCTTCTCCATCTACTCTTAGAATACGTTTGTTAGGTATAAGGATTGCTCCCAATACGATTCTTTGTTCCGTATCAACCTTTGCAAATGCAACTTCATCTTTATTGAAATAAACCCAATCAGATTCAATTGCTGGAGCTTCCACTAATGAGATAGCGAATACTTCATCAACGTTCGGGTCTTCTATTGTAAGTTCATATAATTTCATAATACTTTAACAATTTAGGTTTGTTTTATGTTAAAACGTTGCTGCTGATGTAGTTCTTCTATCAAGAGCTTGTTGTGAACTCATATCAGTACCAACAACATATGCTTTGATTGGTTTATTTGATGCTCTACTTAATCCCTCAGCAATTTGTGTTGTAGGATTTATACCTGCTCCACTTTGTAATTGTGGTGCTTGAGGTGCTGAAATAGATGGTGCTGAAATAGATGGTGCGGACATACTTCCACCACCTCCACCTGTTGCACCAGGCATTGCTGGAATTTTAGTAGAAATAATTTTCTTAACATTTAATAAACCAGCAAGAATAACTGTACCTGCAGCAATAGCACCAAATGGAGGTGGGTATGTTGCAAGTGCTTTAGTAGCACCTAAGTAAGTATCAATCGTTGCTTGTGCAACTGCAAGTGCTTTACCTGCTACTGTTTGTTCACCAACTGCTTGTGCGATTGTTCCTAATGCATTAGATACGATACCTAATTTAGCTTCAGTTGCTGCTCTTTCAATTTCAACTCTTGTCTTTGCGGTTTCTGCATCAAACGCTGCAAGTGCATCTGCTGATGCCATCTTTGCAACCATATCCGCTCTTTCTAATTCTCTTACCTTATCGAAGGTATCAATTTGAGATTGGAATGATTGTGCAGTTAGAGTGTTTTGTAATTCGTATTCTTGATAGATTCTTGCAGCCTTATCTGCTCTTGCTTGAGATTCTGCATCTGCTAATTTCTTAGCATCCTCTTCCTTCTTCTTAGCATCCTCTTCATCTTTTTTCTTTTTATCTTCTGCAGCCTTTTCATCTTCTTTCTTCTTCTCTTCAGCTCTCTTCTTTTCTTCATCGATGATTTGACCTTCCATCTTCTTCTTATCCTCAAGATACTTTGCCTCAGCATTAGTTCTATCTATAAGAAGTTGTTTTCTTTCTTTCTCTGCAAGACCCTGAACCTTTAATAGATTGTTAATTCTATCAATTTCAATTTTATATGCTACATCTGCTTCAACTTGTTCGTTTTTAATCTCTTCGATTCTATCATCAAAACGTTTCTTTCTTGCATTAGCAAGATTTTGTTCTGCAGATTGTGCCTTAGATGCTAATTCTATCGCAGATTTAGCTTCTTCAATTCTTTTTTGTTTTAATTCCTCAGCCTTCTTTCTTGCTTCTTCTGCCTGACGTTTAGATTCTTCTGCTCGTTTCTTAGCATCTTCCGCTTTCTTCTTAGCATCAGCTTCTGCTTTATCAGATGCATCCTTTGCAGCCTTTGCAGCATCTTCATTTGCTTTCTTAAAATCTTTAATTCCAGAAGATGCTTCTTTGATTTTAGAATCAGCAATACCTAATTTTCTTGCAACGAATGCAAATCCTTCACCTACTTTTTCTAATACAACTGCTAAACCTTTAAACAAAGGTAATGCAACTGCTTCGATAGTAGCCATAATAGGACCTAATATCTTACCAAATGCTTCTGAAATACGATTTAAAGTTGCTTGTCCTTCAGCAGTAGATTCTAATGATTTTTTGAATAATAAGAAAATACCAATGATTGCACCGATTACAGCAATAACAGGATTAGCAAGTAATAACTTAAATGCCCCATCTACTGATTTAATCGCATTACCTGCCTGTCCTGCTGGACCAGGTAAAGATGCTAATTGGTCATCAAATTGTTTTGCTTGGAATTGAACTTTTTCTAATCCTTCTTCCAAATCATCCAATTGACTTCTTAATTGTTGGAACTTTACCTTATCACCTGCAGCTGCAGCTTCTTGTAATGCCTTTTGAGTTTGACGGATTTGTAATTGGAGTTTGACGAATTTATCACCCGTCTCTTCGGTCTTATCACCTAAGTCTTTTACTTCATCAGCACCCTTTACTTCCGCATCAATTACGGCTTTATATGTTGTAGTATTATCTGCCATGCCATGTTCGTTTTAATAAAGTTAATGCTTCGGTTAAAGTATTTGGATACGCATATTTTCCTTTTGCAATATCAATTGTTTCACTTTCTCCGTAAAAATCACTTATTTGTAATAGGTCTATAATTTCTTTAATCATATCATTTAACAATTTGAATGTAGTTTATAAGGTACGATTAATCGCTCCTGGTAATATTGGTCCTAATAATTGGATATCACAAGTACCATCTTTTAGATTGTAATTGTTTATTGCACGTAAGTGGTAAGTATTTCCTCTAAACTCAATTATATCGTTTAATTCTAACTTAAAGTAATCACCAAGAGGAATAATCCCCTTAGCATTAATCAAACGTGTTCTTGGATTATATAGAAGGGAAATGTACTTATCCCAATAATCAGTATAAAGTGAACCAGATGGAATTGAACCATAGACAGGATTTTCATTCTGAAAAAGAAGTGTTTTACTTGCTTCATTTGGGAAACTACCAGTTACTACATTATAATGGTCAAAGTATGGAAACGATGATTGAGAACGTGAACTATTACTCTCATCTATGAACCAATAAGTTTCACAATCTACTTTACCATTGTAAAAATATAAACGTGGTAATACATTCGCCGGGTCATAATTGATTGACGAAATAAATGTTGGAATGTATATAGGAATTTTAGCCATAAAAATTATTTTAACATAATGTTGGAGTACCAACTACACCAGTTGATGAAACAAATGTACTTTGATATTGTGAACCAATTGCAGGTACAAATTTCCAAATTGAATATCCACCATTAAATGGATATGTTAATCCTGAATCAGTATATACAACATCACCTGATGTTAATGGAGATGCTGAAGAATATAATGTGTTAGGGAAATATGATGTATTATTACATGCATCTGAACTATTTCCAAATCCTGCGTTACCAAAGTAGTATGCATAAGTTGTACCTGATGGAGGTGTAATACCTGCAGCAGAACCTGATAAACCAGTTCCTGGTAAATAAGTTAATGGACTTACTGCAAAAGTTGTTTCAACTTTAAACTCACCTTGTGAAAAGTAGTTTTCAGTATCAGTATAATATGTTTTACCGAATTCACGTGTATTCTCCTTTTGAAATTGTTGTGCAATATAATCGTTACCTAACGTATCACCAAATTGTAATTTATTTACAGCAAGGTTGTTTGCCGGAACTACTTCTATAATTTCATCTAAGTTGATGTATTTATCAAAACTTTTAATTTCACCATTATCATACCAAGTGTTAAATGGTTCAATAATAAAATGATTTTGTTTTGTATTATCAGGATAAATTACTAAGTTAAATTTCTTTTGTAATCCTTTAATAAAATCTACTAATTTAATACCACTCTCACCATATGGCATATTGGATTGTATATCCATTATTCTACCATCTGCTGCTTGTAATAATTTTTTAATTTGAATATAAGATTTAGCTTGTCCACCTGGGTCTAATGTAAATTGGAAATTATTATAAGGTGCACTAAATTGGTCTACCCAATCAATACCAATATTGTATGTGCCTGGATTAATCTTAGAAGTATTAAATTCAGTTGTCAAAGTGTATGTTCTACTTTGTGCATTAGCACCTTCAGCGAACATTGCATAAGTATTTTTAGTGAAAAATGAATTAATATTCACAAGAGCAGTAGTAGATACAGCGGTAGTACTACCAGTAGGATATACGTTTAATGCAATTGAAGGACCACCTAATGAGCCTGAAAGATTTAATTCTAAATTTAAAATTCCTCTTAATGCAGTTGCTTTTGATATAGTATATGTACCATCTGCTCCAACTACTGATGATGGGTCATTTAATTTATTATACCACGGAAGATATGTTGCTGTACTTTTTGGTACAACTAAATCAGTCATTCCACTACCACTAATTGCACCCCACTTTGCAACACCATAAGTTTCTAAGTTTACACCTGAAAACTCTGGGTATTTTAAAGAGTTATTACAAATCATATAAACCTCATCTAACCATGTTTCATTAAAGAAGTTAGATTCGTATGTATATCCAGTAAATTCAAAAATTGCATCTAATACTTTCTTAACTCTAATTGCTGGTTTATAATCTTGTACTGTTATACCACCCTCATTATCATCTAAACCAAAGTAAGCATCACCACCGGTAAATTTCCAAGCAGTTCCATATTCAGCAAAAGGATAAACAATATCACCATCAAATAAATTACCATCCCAACTATCTACAATATTTTGATAAGATGCTGTATGATTATAAATTGATAAATTACTTAAATCAGTTAAAAACAATTTATTGATATCTCTACTGAATGATGATAGTGTACCATATAAAGAAACTTCATATGATTCAATGAATTTATTTGCTCTTACATTAACTTTGTTAAGTTGTAGATATCCTTGTGAGATATAGAACCCATCAAAATCAAAATAAGCCGGCACCTTTACGTTCGTAGCGAAGAGGTAAGGGTTTTCTACCGAAATATCATAAACGTGTTTAAAAAACGAATTATTATTCTTTGTACCTGGTATGGTTATTTGACGTGTAAAATCTGATGGGAGAATACCAATATCAAATAAACCTGTTACGTTATTTGATACAGTTATCGTTTCATCTTGAAATAAATCTAATTGAGAACCACTCGCAATTAGTTTAAAATTAAAACCTTTACTACTATTAACTCCCATATTATAATATTAATTTATATCCTTGACCATAATCAAAATCAAATCCGTATTGAATTACTTTATCAACTACACCAGTTTTAAATTGAATAGTTTCAGTTTTTATTGTGATAGGACAGAAACCTGTGTATTGTGGTACATAGTTTTCAGGGTCATTTATCCAATAAATTTCATCTGATACTAATAATTGTTTAAACAATTCGTTGTAATCTTCACTAACCCAATCAGTATTTACTGAAATAGATTGTTTTGTATCAACTAAATAATTTACAATTGAACTATCGTATGGTTTATAAGTTAAAGTGTTGTTATTCCATGTACCAATCTGTGGTTGATATTGTGAACGATTCACTTGGAATGCTTGTCTATTCACCATATTAAAATCAAACCAATCAAATTGACCAAAACGATTCTTCCATTTGATTCTTACATTTGGATATTTTTGGTTACAAACTACGTTGAAACGAATACCACTACTTAATGCAGCATACGATGAAGGACCGGTTTGAACTGCAGGTATTATATTATACCAAGTAAATGGTAATGAATCATATAAGAATGATTCAGGACTATTATTAAATATTAGAATTTGTTCATTAGATGAGCCAGATGGTTCTGGTGCTACAGGTGTAATGAATGTTGTTCCATTACTTGTTTGTGTGTACATATGTGTACATTGTGTTGCACCAACATTACCAATAAAAACAGCATTAGACATATAACTATCTGATAAAATAGATTGAGTTACAGGTCCATCTGTCATCAATGGCCATAAAGTATATCCAAAATTTGTAATTGAAGATGATACTATATTTGCATTAACTGCTTCTGGAAATAATTGATATCCATCTATTGCATAATAAGGTTGTCTACCTGCAGGTGCGATATAATCTGAACCTGTCACAAATACACTACCACTTTGATATTGCCAATACAATCTTGCCTTAAACCATTTAGCGTTTGTAACGCCTGGTTCTTCTGCAAGTGTATTTAATTCGGAATTCATAATTCTACTAACATCGAAGATACCACTATCTGAACTATTAGGGTATTTTACAAGAGTATAATTAGGTATTGAACCTGATGCAGATTGTGAACCAGTCCAATAGTATAAATCCAACATATATTGGAATGAACTACTCGTTATTACATCACCAGTTTCTTTAAATGAAAATATAATTGGTGATTGTGATAATGATGCTGATGTTGGAGTTTGAGATATTGTAAGTGACATAAATCTTAATTAATTTAACATTTAACCAACAGAAATCGTTTTGTATTGAAGGGTTACTTAACTACGAAACCCATTTTCTTCATATCTTTGGAGAATTTAGCTTGCCAATCAACTAAAAATTCATCAACTTTACCATTCATAAACTCATCTACTGCCACTTTCATTTCGGGTGAATTAGCAGCATTCTCAGCAAATGGTCTTGCTTCCATCTTAGATGTTCCTTCTTCTACAAACTTACCATACTCTGCTCCATCTGGTGCATAGTTTAGTGTGATTACATACTTCCCTTTTGAGGGTTCTGAAATCATTGTTTCTGCTCTATTTCGTTGAGTTACTTGTGTGTAAAGATTACCAGTTTTATATGCACGAGTTTTACCCGTAACCAAATTAGTTTGAGCTAAGGTTTTATATAATCCTGCTAAATCTTTTAGTGTTTTCATTATCCTGGTGAATTAGAAGTTGAACCTGAAATTGGGTAAACAATAGATAAGAATCCAGCACTACCACTAACACCATCAAATGGGTCAGCACCACTACCATCAAATGGTTGATTATCATTTAATTTTCTACCTTGTGTGAAAGCACTATTTCCAATACTTCCACCACCACCTTTTCCAATATATGGATTAGATGTGAATAAACTTGCAGTTAAATAAGACCAAATTCCAGTCAATTGGTAACCCGGCCCACCTGCAGCAGTATCAAAACTACCAGTTGTACTACCACCTACACCTGTGGCTCCACCACCACCTCCACCACCGCTAATTCCTGCACCTTGATATGCATTACCACCGGCGTATCCTTGTCCAGCAATACCTGCAGCTCCAACACCACCTGCTGATGAATCATCTCCACCACCACCAGAACCACCTACTTGTGAACCCGTTGTTGAAGTTGGACTACCTTGAGTAGTAGCTCCAGCACCACCACCAATTGTTTCTACAAATACAAAATTTGTATCAGCAGCATCTATTATAGTATTATTACCATTTCTTTCTGCGGGACCACCATCACCAATAGTAATTAAATTATTTAAACCAGCAAGTGATACGTTATTACTAATAGTTAAACCACCAGCTCCGGCACCACCACCCCATAAAGAAGCAACACTACCTGATTGTGTAGTTGATGAACCTGCTCCAGCTGCAATTTGTATTACCTTCGCTTCGTTTGTAAATCCTCTTCTTACCTTAAATAATTGAGTACGTCCTGCAGGTGCAGAAAAATTATGATATTTGTATGTGATACTTCCACTAACAAAAGTTCCAGTTGTTCCACCTTCTGCAAAGAAAGTTTCATCTGGTATAGTTACACCACTACCACTATATAAACATCCAGTTTGTGGAATAAATAAGAATGCAGCTCCTGGTTGACCTGAATTATATTGGTTACCTTCACCACTAGCACCAGAACCTAATGCATCAGATGCAGGAGCAAAACCTTCAAATCCAGCATAAGAATCACCTGCTCCACCTGCTGCAACTACTGAATATCCAACAATTGAATCAAATGGTGCATATATTATACTACCACTACCACCATTTCCACCATATCCACTACCACCACTTTGTGTAGCATCAGTTCCATTTCCAGCAGAACCTGCACCACCTCCACCTGCTCCTTGTGAACCACCTAAACCAGTTCCACCACTATATGAAACGTTATCACCACCATTAAAGGTATCATTTGTTTGACCACCTAAAGCTTTTTCAACATACCATTCAGCTGAATTTGAAGAATCAGTTCTAAATACAGCATCACCACCACTACCAGTAGTTAAATTATAAGAACAACTCATAAAATATCTACCTGGTTGTAAACTAACTTCTTTTTGTATTACTTGTCCTGCTCCTGCACCACCTGTATTACTATCTTCTGATGGATTTGATGGATTTATTTCGTATGGGATTACACTTCCACCTCCACCAATTAAAATTAATTTAGCTTGTGAAGTTAAACCTGATGCTATATCAAAATATACTTGACTTCCATCATCTACTCTTATATAAAAATAAGATTCACTACCACTTGCAAGTTGTCCAACTGATACACCTAATGGTAAAAGACTACCTGATATATCGACACTTACACAACCTCCTTGTGAACCAAAAAATATAGTTGGTATATACATAAATTATACAAAGTTTTTAGCTGATACACCATATAAACTACCTGTATCAAAACTTACAAAAGTTAAAATATCTGTTTTATCATTACCGGTACTCATAGTATATCCAAATCCATATGGGAATTTAATACTACCAGTATCAATTGTCATTGTGGCATTAGTATTTGTTTTAGATATTCTTAAAGTAATAGTTTCACCTGGTTGGATATTAGTTGCTTGTAATCTGAAATTATCACCACTACTAGCATTGAAATTAAAGAAATTACCTAATGAACAATCTATACTTGCTGTTAATGATGTTGCTGTAATAGTAGTTACTTGTCCTTGAACACTTCCACTATTAATCATAGTACCGATATGGGTTGTAGAACCTGATACTATCAAACTTCCACTAATTGTTTCAGTACCAATAAAGTTATTTGAACCAGTAGTTGCATAACTTCCAGTTAAATTACCTAATGTACTCCATTTTGTATCGTTACTTGCAGTATAACTACCGATTGTATTGAACTTAGTATCAACTGATGCAGTATATCCACCTAATGTGTTCCATTTTGTATCATTAGAACCTGTATAAGTTCCAATTGTAGTAAATTTAGTATCTACACTACCTGTATAAGTTGCTAATGTAGAATCTTTTACTTCTTGTGAAGATGTAAAGGCCATTAAAGAAGCAGTTACACTTGCAAGAGTAGTAAATTTATCATCTACTGATTGTGTATAAGAATTAAATTTCGTATCAAACGATTGTGTATAACTTTCAAATGATGCAGAATCCAATTTCTTAGCGATTGATACTTCTAATGCACCTGTTGCTGCAGCTAATTCTGCTTGTGTTACGAAATCTAAACTAACTGATGAACTCCATGCTTCAATTTGGTCTAATCTATAATCAACTGATGAACTAAATGGAATAAATTCAACACCTGCTACAAACAAAGTATTAGGGATTGTGACAGTTCCATTTAAAGTTTGAGTATCAGATACATTATCACCGAGAACATTCGACCCTGAAGAGAATATCACACTGCTTGATTCAATGATAGTATGTATCTCATACGCATTGATTGAACCAACTACATTTATATTACCATTAAAGTTTACATCAGTTCCACTAGCAGTAAATGCAGTTCTTAAAGATGCTGTATAATTTTCAATATTTGAAATTCTTGTATCATTACTTTGTGTGTATTGATTCATCGATGCAGTATAAACACCAACCGCATTGAATTTATTATCTACACTACCTGTGTAAGTTGCAAGAGTTATATCTTTTGCTTCTTGTGAAGCAGTAAAGAACTCAATAGAATCTAATCTTTGGTCTACTGATGTACTAAATGCACCTTCTAAATAATCCAATCTACTATCTACTGATGTAGAGAACGGACCTTCTAAGTAATCTAAACGAGTATCTACTGATTGAGAATATAATGCTACATTACCAATTCCATTTATTGTTGAAGATGAGATTTCGTTTGTTACGAATAAATTACCAGTATTAGTTTGTGTACCAGTTACACCTAAACTTCCACTAATAGTAGTTTGACCTACAATAGTTTGAGTATCAGATGTAGAATCACCAATTACGTTAGAACCAGAAGAGAAAATTACTGATGAACTTTCAATTAAGGTAATAACCTCATACGCGTGAATTGTTCCACTTACAAAAAGGTTTTCACTAATCGTTACACTGCCTGTAATATCTACATTTCCTCTTAATTCTACATCATCGTGTACAATTAAATTACCAGAAACGATTAAGTCATTATCTACATAGATGTCATTTGTAGTGATTGTAGACGATGATACATCATTCACAAGATATAGGTTACCATCTGAATCAATTGATGCAGACATCCAAACTCCAACACCATCTTGTATCTGAACATAACCTTGTCCAATTGAAGATGTGATAGATTGGTTTGTACCTAAGTGTAATAACCCTTGGTAACTTTGTGAAATGTATAAAGTTGATAAAGTACTCATCTTATATATTTTTTTTTATTTTATGTGTATTGCCACTTTCTTAATGCTACATCAACTCCTGTACCCCACTTCTCTGGTGTTGTACCCCACACTTTTGGTGATGTCCATAATTCACATAATGCACAATTTCCAAAATCGTAGTAAGGTATTGATAGAATCGGTAAATTGTAGAAATCGTAATTATCTCTACCAGTTATCTCTTCTAATATTGTAAAACATTTTATATTTTCATAATTCTGCAAGTAACTGATTGGTTGAGAGTTCGGATAAATGTTTGTAGCAAATACTTGTCCAATACTTCCAGTTGTTGCAGTTACTGCATTGTATATATCACCCGTTTCGCAATCTTCTATTCTATAATAACTTCCAGATGGATTAATTAAAAAAAAAAGACAACGATTTTTGTCGTTGTGAACCGTCAGGTCGAATGTTGCGGACCAACCTGCCAGTCCATTATCAAACTTATCTTTAAAGGGTTCACAACTTATCTCTCCGTTGATTTCAAACCCCTCTACACTCCTTTGTGTATATGAGGTTAAATCGTTCAGGACACTCAAAGTATTTGCATGTATATCAACCACATCATCCACTCCATAGTACGGAATTTCTTGACTATTTGTTTCACCCTCTGATTCATCATTTTTTAATTTGGTTTTATCAGCAACAATCAATTGAATTTGATATTCAGTTATGTTACTACCAAAGTTAGCACCTTGCACTAAGATATTACCAACGGGATACATTGGAAATTCTCTATCATCTATACTGAAAACATCACCTTGTGTTACGTGTCCAATAGATGGGTGGTTCGTCATTATCGTTTTAAAATAATTTAGAACATTGTAATACAAAGAGAAGTTTGTAGCGTTATTATGTACTATTTGTTGATTACTCATAATTTTTTATAGTTGGATACCACCAAAATATTGATTTGACATATCAGGAAAAATTTGTGTTGCATTTCCTACTGACTCATAGTATTGAGGTATTTGTACGGAGTATGCAATCAAATAATCTTGTAATCTTGTTGCGTAATAATCTGCATTGTTCAATGCTTTACTTAAAAGATAATCAATTTCACCCTTTGTAGGAGCAACTGATTGGTCTGATAAGTGTTTTACTGCACCAGCAGATTTAAATTGAACTGAACTGAATGGTATATACTCTACACAAGCATACCACAAAAGAACATACTTAATATGTTGGTTCATCAGGTCTTGATAATATTCACTTAAACTACCAAAAGTTCCTGCTTCAATCTGTGCTTGTAAGTAATCAAATAGGACAGTTCCTAAAAGATTCTTCAAATACTTGTCTTGAGCCGTACGAACGAAGGGTAATAGTGCATCAGCATCTATCGCACCTTGTAGTGGTGAGTTCTTAATGATATCGTTTCTTGTAATAAATAATGCGTAGCTCATATTATTCAAATTCGGTTTTAAAGAATGGTTGAGTTGTTCTCAAATATTTTGGTTCTTCTTCCATTTGGATGTGGTTATATCCCATTTCTGTTGTATCACCACTTTCCATTTGTTCGTTTACATCTTCTTCTACCTCTGCAATAGTTTGTCCAGTTTCTTCTGCTGTAGTAGAAAGGATGACTAATGGGGTTAATTGTTCGAATGACAGGTCTTTTTTACCCCAACCACCATTCACTAAGGCATCAGAAATAAAATTCAAGATGATGTTCTGAAATGGTTGTATTGTCATCGTTTGGAAAATAGAATAGGCCGTTTTCATCTCTTCACTTTGTGATGAGAAACCATTATTAGCAGTACGGATACCAAAAAGTAATGGAGAAACTATTCTATGTGCAACTAAGATTCTATCTTGTGCGTATTCTGCAACGTATTGATACTTCTCATGTAAGTTATCGATATTGATTGCATCTAATGTTGGTTTGTTTGCTGCATCATCGTTAAATGATAACATAAATCTACCAGCATTACGAGTTCCTGTGAATTTAGAGGTAATCATTGCTTCGATTGTTTCTCTTTCTTCAGGTGCAGGAACACCATTATTCATATTAATCATTACTAATGGTAAGAAACCATTCTCAATATTATTGAAATGTAAATTAGATAATTCTGCTTCTACAAATGAAAATTGTAATGCAGATACCCAATCTGGTAATGAATAGTAGTATCTATTTGGTTCGTATTCCTTAATGTAAAGAATTTCTAATTTCTCATTAGATGTACCGAATGCAGGAATTTTGATTTTCTCTTTTTGTTTCTTAAAATCATTCCAATCAGTACAATAGAAATAGTTTTGAATCTTTGTATGTTCGTATAATTTCTCTGCACGTAAAGTTTGTACTGGAATATGATAGAATTTCTTTATCTTTGTGTGGTCATCGTTCCAAAACACTTGGAATGCTGCATTACCATATAATTTTAAATCAAATGCAACCTTTCTTACATCTTCACCAGGTAATAACCTTGCTAAATCCTCTTCAAAAGTGATATCGCCGGTAGTTAGACCTTTACCATAAATTAAATCGGCAGAACCTTCAACACATGCTGCGTTCGTTGTAGATGTGTTATACGCTTCAGTTATCGCTTCAAAATAATCATCGTGTCCGTTGATTCCTACTGGTACCCAATTATAACGAGTCTTTGTATCCTCCGTTACGATAGGAACATCCATTCTTGACAAGTTTAAAACTGAAAGATTTTGTTGTTGTTTCATATTACGTTAAAATTATATATTCGTTAGAAGAGCCTGTATATGAGATATATCCATCGTTTTGTGTTTTATACTCACTCTTATCAACTGATTGTGATGCAAATACCTGAATACTACCATGCCATATAGGAGAAACACTACCACTATTCAAAAGAGTTGCACGATATTCAGAACCAACTATTGCACCACTAATACTAGCAGTGAATGATATGAATGATTCATAACCTTCAAATGATGCAGATGTTAAACTCGCAGTCAAATTGTAGTTTCTATTCATATCTTGTAAAGATAGAGTAAACTCATTTGAGGCGGTTGGTTCGGTTCTAATAGTGAATCCGTTACTTCCAGATATAAAATAAGTTAGCATTAGGCCGTATTTAAGTTGATTTATCTATAGCTTTAACAAATAGAAACGAAAAAGTTGTGAAATAAAAAACCCACTCCGTAATGAAGTGGGTTCTTAGTATGTAAAGTGAATATAGATTAACTATACACAATTGTTGGTTGAGTACCTAATCCAGCGAATGGATTAGTTGTAGTTGAACCAGATAAGAATGCTGCTGGTAATTGTTCTTGACCAGTGAATGTTGCTGAATAACCATATAAGTCACCCATTGCTCCACCTGTTTGGATTGTACCTGCAGTCAAATCAGCACCTTCGGTTTCACCTACTAATAAAGCATCACCTTGTTTTGTCCATACAACGATTTGTGGTCTGCCGTATGCCATCAATTTCAATTGTGTTGTCATTTCGTTAGTCAATTTCTTTAAGTTAAGAGTTAATTCTTGATTAAAGAAAGTTGTACCATTTTCACGAGATGAGTTGACAGTTTCAGTATATGCACTTGTACCTTTCAATTCATAATAGTACACTGTACTACCTGATGGAAGAGCAGTGACTTCACCACTTGCGTTCTTTGTGAATGAGCCAGTTGTAAAGTTTAAAAAGTAAACACCTTGTAAACCTCCTACTGATTCTTTACAAACTTCTTGTCTTCCTTGTGTTAAATTACAAGCCATAGTATTGAGTTTTGTTTTAAGTTATTAAAAGGGTGAGAAATTAATCTCACCCATTAATTTTGAAATTGATTATTAGTAAGCTCCGTAGTAAACTACATCAGATAATACACCTACTTGTGTACCAGCTGTATATCTCATAATAATACGGAAGTTTTGGCTACCGTCTAAGTCTGCCATATCCAACACCTTAACGGTATTGTAATCAGATAATAAACCTGTACCGAAGAACAAGTTAGATTTTTGTGCTGCAACTACTTTAGATGCAGTCATACCTGGGCAGTGTACGATTTCGATACCATTGAAGTTGAATGGTTTTTCACCAACGTTTAATTGGTTGTTCCATCCGTTTGCTCCGATAGCACCACCTGCTAATGCTTGTTGGTAAGCTTTTGCTACGTTTGTTGGAACGTATAACAATAAGTCTTCTTTACCATAAACTGTGTTAGGAATTGATTCTACGATAGAGTTCAATTTATCTAATACGTTTGCAGAAGTGATTGAACCAGAGATAATTGTAGAACCTGAAGTTGCTGCAACTACACCTGTACCTGCTGCTACTGAAGCTGATAAGATAGTTTCGAAACCACCGAATTGTCCGTTTGTAGCAGTTGCACCACTCCAAATTGAAATTTCAGTTGCTTCAGCTACTTTACCACCTACATAAGATACTAAATAGTCTGTGAATGATTTTGGAATTTCATCGAAAGCAGAATATCCTAAAGAAATTGCTTCCCATGATTGTACGAATTCGTCCTTACATAATTGTAAGTTTACTTGTAATTCCTTTGGTTCGATGATTCTCTCAGCGATAGATGCAGAAGCATTTGCTTGGAAATCACAAGATGCATCAGAGATAATGTTATCTACTGCTACTTTTTGGATAACTGATTTGTACTTCACGTTTGGCATGATAGTTACATATCCGTTATCAAGAGTTTTTGCACTTAACAACGCTGCGGCAATGAAGCCAGAAGCTGCCTCACCTGAATATGTGCTATTAGCAATAGTAGGCTGTGCGATTGTTGCGAAATTTTGATTCTTTCTCATTTTGATAAGTTTGTTTTTTATTATTTGTATAATTTTTCTAAAAAGCGATTTTGTGTACTCGCTGATTTTTCTTTTGTTCTAACTGATGAAAGTTTTGTGTTACCACTTACTTTTTCAGTTGGTGCTCCATCTAATTTAGGAAGTTCATCTTCTTCATCTACCTCTTCAGGTTCGATATCAGATTCTTCTTTAACTTCTTCCATTTGAGCGATTTTCTTTTCTAACTCTTCGATGCGGTATGAAAGTTTTTCATAAGCCTTCATCTCTTCTGTCTTTTCTTCTACTTCTGGTTTGTCAGTATCTTCTGTCAATGGGTCAACTGATTCTTCAACACCATCTCCTGATGGTAATTCAGTTTCAGCTAATTTAGTTGAACCAGAGGTTACTGAACCTTCTGCAGTTGGTACATCATTTGCTTCATCCTTTTGGTTTGCCTGAGGAATATCTTTTACATCAACGATTTCTAATTCAACGTTTTCTCTTTCTTCAATCTTACCATCTTTTGTGATAACTTTGATGATTGTTTCGTTTCCTTCTGAATCTTTTAATGCAATCTCATGCTCTCCATCTGGTGCTGGTGTTTTAGTACCATCTTCTGAAACTACTTCAACAGGTTCACCCACATCAAATGTAGGAGATTCCAAAATAGTTCCATCTTTTAGTCTTGCGTAAGTTAATGCAACTTCTCCCTTTGTTTCCAAAGAAAGTAATGTCATTATCTTTTTTAGTACGATGTTTGAGGTCATAATATTATTTTGTTTTTAATTTTAACAATGTGTGTGTATTCTGTATTAAATTTTTTTGTATTTTTTTATGCTCCGGTCATTCTACTGATGATTCCGTTCCATTCTTGTAATGGTCTTAAAGTTCCACCATTATTTAAGAATGCCTTTTTATAGTAAGTTCCATCACTTGCAAACATATGTAAATCACCATTTGGACCCATTACAATTGTTTGCCAATCTTTGTTTACAATTGTTTCATACGATACTGAATTATCTATTGGATTAAATATTACCATTGTATTCGTATTACCAACTGTGTATATCTTACCATCAGCACCCAATGCATAGTTGTTTGCTTTTGTATCAGTGACACCTGTTGCAACTGATGTTGCTACGTTTGTAGTTGGATTGATTCTCCAAATTGTAGATGCACCATATGCTGGAAATATGTAAAGGAAACCATTTGGATGTTGAACCACATCTCTATAATAATCACTTACATCACCACCTAAATTAATATATTCAATTCCATCGGTAAATGGATTGTAACAATGTATTCCAGATGAAGCTCCTCCACCTGCACCATAGTATATCTTTCCATTTATACCCATAGTTCCGTTTTGAGGGTCACCCGTCACCGATGTTACTCCAGTATTACTAATAGTATTGTTTAATAAATCCATTTTCATTACTGCAGTACTACCAATCCACTTACTACCATATGCATATCTTCCATCATAAGATGTTCCAAACCAAAATGAATAAGTTCCACTTGTATAGTTTACGGATGTTACATAGGTATCAGTTAAAGTATCAAATACTTTCATCGCACCACTACCAGGTAAATAAACCTTTTTAGTAAATGGTGAGTAGAAACAAGAATAAGTTGCAAGGTTACCAGTAGATGTAATTGTACTTCTAGCATCAGTATTAGTATCAATAACTGTGACTGTTGTAGAACCTGCATCTGCTGCACCATATAACTTACCATTATCAGCAAGTATCATATGGTTGATTGCTCTACCAACTGATGTCATTGCTGTTGCTGCTGCATAACTTCCACCATTATTTGGTGAGAAATAACTCATTCCAGCTCTACACCATTGATTGGCCTCGTATTGAGACCAATCTAATAGTGATTGTTGTGGAAATGTAATATCTTCGAATGCTGCTGGTGCAATCATATCTTATAAAAAGTTTTTAATTGATGTTGCTAAGACAGTTGAACCTGTGATAGCAGCTAATGTTAATAAATCAATTGCAGAACCCGTTGCTGTTGCTTGGTAATCATTACCACCTGCGAATAAAATCGTTGGTGAGAATACCACACTACCAGTTGAAGCACCTGCTGGTTGATTTATTTGTATGTTTATTGTTTGTCCCAATATAGTATTAGCAACTTCAAAACGAGTTGTTGCTCCACCTGCTAAAGTTATAGAGAAGAAGTTTCCTTTTGTGAAATCAATTGATGCTGTATTTGATGTTACAACTAATTCATTTACCAATCCACTCATACTACCAGTAACTTGTAAACTACCAGAGATTGATGCAGTACCACTATAAGGGAATGTAGAACCTCCACCTCCACCGAATGAAGATGTAGGAACTGTTGTTGTTCTACCATTTACATCTCCTACCCAAACATATCCTTGTTGTAAAGAAGATGTTAAACTACCAGTGATTTCTAAGTTTTGTAACATTGCTACATTACGTGGGAATGTTACTCTACCATCACTAAATCCAGAACCTGATGGTTGTAATTCAATAGCAACATAAGGTTGTCCTGAACTACTCATTGCAAGTACACCTGGTTTAGTAGATGTTGTTAATGAAGGTGCACCTGTCTTTGATGGATTACCTTGTATAGAGATATAACCACTACCTTCTACTGAACTTATGAAACCATTTTTACTTATGGTTGAAGCATAAGTTCCATATGCACCACTACCTGATTGGAATGTTATTGCGTTAGGTGAAATGTTTGAGTTACCAGTTGTTCCACTTACCAATAGTTGGTTTGTAGATGGGTTGTATAGTAAAGTATCTACTGAATCTTTTGAAATCGTACCACCACCACTTATGAAAAGTACAGGATATGATGCGTTTGTAGATACTGATGCTGCTTGTCCACTTATGTTACCACTTGCAGTAATATTACCTAATATTGTTTGATTACCAATAAATGAATTAGAACCAGTTGTTGCAAACGTTGCATTTAATACTTGTTGTGATGCAGTAAATGCGTTTAATGAAGTTAAATCAGTTCCACCACCACTCCAACTACCTGATTGAGTTCCAATTGTATCCCATTTGGTATTATCTATTGATTGTGATGTACTCAAATTAGTTAATTGAGTATCTACACTACCTGTGTAAGATGCAAGTGTACTATTTTTAGTTTCTTGAGATGCAGTAAATGCATTCAATAAAGTTAAATCAGTTAAAGATGCGAATGAAGATGTTGCTACTGCAACGGGTTGATTAGAACCATTACCTACCCAAGTGTATCCAGTTTGGATATTTGGCATTAAGACTGGGCCAGGATTCAATACATTTAATTGTCCACCTGCACCTGTTTTTGTTACAACACCGATTGGTTGTACTATATCATTACTGCCAGTAGGACGAGTTGATGTTAATTGACCTAAACCATCTGTCCATAATATAGTTCCTACCGGATATCCTGTCATATCGATACCAGTAATTAAACCTAATGTAATACCTCTACCATTTTGATTTGCTAGGATATCTTCCATTGCAAGGAAAGTAACTGGCATTTTAGTTGGGTCAGATGTATTTGCTCTATAAACAATTGGATTAGCACCTAATGCTCCACTTACAAATAAAGGTGTACCAGTTGTGATTGTTGTACTTTCACCATTTCTGATTGTTTCGAATACTGCGTTTACATTACCAAAAGATAATTGACCTGCTGCGTTTGTTTGTAATACTTGTCCACTAAATGTTCCATCAGTTGTAGGATAATGTAATCCACTTGCAGTTAATTGATTTACTACGTTTACTGAACCATTTAAGGTTTGTGTATCACTTGCTGCATCACCTAATATGTTAGAACCACTACTGAATATTACTGATGATGATTCAATAATTGTATGAATCTCATTTGCAGTAATTGTACCAGTAACGTTTAAATCACCAGTAATGTTTTGTGTTGCAGTAAATGTATTTGATACGTTTGTTCTTGCGAAACTACCAGTCTCTGATTCAGTTACCCAACTTCCACTTTGTGAACCTATGTTGGTTAATTGTTGTTGAAGAGAAGCAGTAACACCACCTAATGTTGTGTTCTTTGTTTCTTGTGATTGGGTAAATGCATTCAATAAAGTATTATCCCAACTACCAGATTGAGTACCAATAGTAGTAAACTTTGTATCTACACTACCTGTGTATGATGCAAGAGTAGAGTTTTTAGTTTCTTGTGATGCAGTGAACGCGTTTAACGATGTTAAAGGAACGTTCTCCCAACTACCTGATTGAGATGCAATGTTATTCCACTTTACATCGTTAGATGCAGTGTATGCGTTTACTGATGTAAGGATACTAACTACTTGTGAACTACCTGAAACTAATCCAGATGGTTTATCAGTTATGTTATCCCAATCTACTGAACCAACTGATGCTGTTACTGCAACATCAAATGTAGAACCATCACCCTTTTCGAATGTGATTGTACCACCTGCTGCACTTGCAGTAATCAATGCACTACCAGTAAAGTTCTCTAATGAATCTAATCTACCATCTACCAATGCTGATGCAGTGGTATATGCTTCTTGATTCACAGTAGAATCAATCATATCCGTATTAAAGTTACGAAGGATAGTAGGAGTAATCGCACCTGTGTTGTTATTAGGGAACGATGTGTTGTTTTCTACTAAAAGGGCTTGTTTAGTTAGTTGAGCCATATACTTGTTATGTTTTTATGATATTTCAAATCCGTTACTGAAACCAGAGGAGAATGCACCTAATGATACTCTCGTTGATGTAATGTTACCAATACCTTGATTGATTAAGTATCCATCACAGCAATTACGTGAATAGGTGTTGGTATCTAAACATAGACACGCTCTTCTATCATTCTTTGGAGAAGATAAACCTAACGTTGGTCCTATGTAGATGCCTGTGTCTTTATATTTTCTTAGTAAACGTGATACGGACATGAGAATATTGTTTCTAATTTTAACAATCAGAAACTAATTTATTTTACTCATCGCCTGTTTATGTAGTAAATTTTGTAAGGTTTGTTTATCGTTTAGATACGCAAGGAATAACAAACACTCTTCTAACGGACGTTTAATTACCTCATCAAACTTTAAAAGGTCTTCCCCTGCAATAAGTGCAATTGATTGATAGCCTCCCCACTTTTTTCCAAAATTGATTTGATGTTGAGTGGTATCTCCGTCTCCTTCCTCAAAGAGTTCAGGATACCGAGGCTTAAGTCCTTGTATAAACGATTGAAGAAAAAAAAACAACCAAAGTGAAATTCCATATCCACATCTAACCATTTTTGAGTTTCCCATTCCTTCCATCCCTTATAATCAGAGATAGAGTACAACGCACCTGTTTCTCTTTCAATAGGACGATATAGAATAGAAAGTATCTTTGGCCAATGTTCATCTATACCCATAGTAGGGAACTTTGTTAAATCTAAATACGCACCATAGGCCATCTTAGATAGATTAGGTTCGAATCCGTACTTTACACCTTCAATGGTAATTGTTCTTTTAAGTAAGAAGTTGATATTGCCTAAGAATGAATACAATTGTGATTTCACTTTTGTAAACGTTTCTGAATCCAATTGTTGCAATACTAATGGGTCAATGCCACAAATGTGATAAAAGAGTGCAGCGTTAGTTGCCTCTTCATCTCCCTTGTAGTTCTCTATATCCTTTTGTAAATTCAGATATTGTCTTAGTGTTATTGCTGAATAATCATTTGGGACAGTGATTTCGATTTCTACTTTTTTCTTACTCATACGTTATGTCTATTGTGTTGTTTTTAATATTGATATCTTTGATGTGATTGTTCATATGTCCAACCATGGCCTTCAATTGTACTATCTCACCTCTTTTAATTTGTAGTTGTGATTCTAATACTACCTTATCGTATTTTAACCCTTCGATTTGAGTTTGTAGTTGATGCACCTTCCATGCAAGTATTTCAACATCTTCTTCTGTGTATTTCATATTATCTAATTGATAGGGTATATTTACCCGCGTTTATTTTCTTTGCGTTTAATCTTTCCATTACCACATATCTCACTGCATCTATTGTATGGTTCGAATAATCCACTGGAACGTTCTCAAAGTTTCCGTTCTTATCAACCATCCAAACGTATTCAGAAAACTCTCTGATGCAGTTCTTAGAACGTTTAGTCACCCATATACGATAGTTCATCATTAAATCAATTCCTAATTTGATACTATCCTTACCTTTCTTCACTGGTTTGATATTGAATCCACTACGATAAATCTCTTCAATCAATCTACCTTCTGCAGAATCACCCCATATTTCAGCTCTACCTAAATCCAATCCTTTTAAGAAATTAATAATATCGCCGGTAACCATTCCTGTCTTATACAATAACTCATCGATGTAAAGGTTATTATCCCACTTTGCAACCATCATAAATGTAGTAGGGTCTATACTAAATCCGTAATCCATACCGAATGCAACTAACTCTGCCTCTTCTGGTATTTCATCTACTACACTAATTGAGAAGATTGTTCCTACATTATTGCCAGGTAATCCTAAACCATATATCTTGTAATACTCTGGATTAGTTGTTTTAAGACGTTCTATCTCTTCAACGATAGATTGTTCCAAAAAAGGATTATCTCTGAATGTAGATATGAACAAATCACTCTCAGGGTGTGTTTGTATCTCATTAAAGATATAGTTGTTAGTTCCAAAGGATGGGTTATACGCAACGATGGTTTTAATACGAGTTCTAATAAATAATTGGAAATAGTCCTCTCTACTCAATTCATTTACCTCATCACAAAATAAGTAATCTCTGCTCGTTCCTTTTCTTTTCTCTGCATTATCAATAGACATGAACTCAATCATACTACCATTATCGAAATTGTAGATGTGTTCAGTTGCACTCCATCTATCTTCACTCCATATACCCAACTCCTTCATCATCATTTGGAAATCTCTTAAAATAGAAACTCGCATTGATGGAAATGATTTTCTTACTATGGATATGATTGTGTGTGGGGTTGATAGTGCCTGAACTAATAACCATTGAAGTGCAGAGTGAGATTTGCCACTACGTGTTCCTCCTTGCAAGATACAAATCTTTCTGGACTTATCTATATCTCTATACGTCTTCGATGTGTTGATTTGTAATTCCATCTTTAATGTTTATTGAGATTTGTTGTATCTTTTGTTCTACCTCTGCTTTCATTTCAATACGAGATTGTTTTGGTAAGTGGAACTCTAATAACTTTAACGCAATATCTACTGCACCCTTTGGGTCTTTCTTTATCATATCTTCCATAATACGTGGTAGGTCATCTAATACTTTATTAGTTGCTCTTGCGATACTAACCTTCATCATTTCGGTTGAACGATTGATTGAACCCTTAGGCCTTCCAGTTGCTAGTTTATGTCCTTTTTCAAACTTTGCCATTATTCTTCATTATTTAAATGGTATATTAAGTTTAACAATTAGGTCTTAATTCGTAGTTGATGTATCTATATATACAGATATATAAATATATTAGTGAATAGAAGATTGGTACGATGATTCATTAAAGTATTGGAAATCTACCGGTCCATCCCACATTGCATCTACTATGATTAAAAAATGATAATCATCCGATGCAGGATGTTGTTTAAGATAATCAGAGATTGCCTTTTGTTGTATAGAATCGTTTAATAATTTAGGAAATCGTAAAATGATTAGGGGTTTCATCTAATTTGTTTTAAGAGTTGTATTTGTAGTTCGGGGTTGAAGAAGTGTAATAGTATCATTAGGATATCAAAAGATAAAGCAAAGATTACCCATAGTAGGACAACTATAACATAAACTTCGAATAACCTTTGCAATATATCTTTTTTATCTCTCATCTCTTATTTCCAATCGTATTCATCGTTTCTCCCATCATATTCATCTTCTCTTTCCTTTTGTTCTTCCCACCACTGGTCTTTATTTCTTTCTATTAGAGTTCTTGTTTCCCATTTCCATTGCTTGTAATCTTCATCGTTCTGCATTAAATCCCAAACTCTACCATAGTATTCTCTACATTCTTCTCTACTCATATGTACCCACTTTGGATATTCCTGTCTTATTTCATTCTTCCTATCCCAATATCTCATATAGTATTCCGATTTCTTATCGTAACAATATGGTTTACTTCTACTACTAATATCATCTTTTCTATTTAACCACTTACCTCTTTCTTCTAATGGTCTTACTGTTCTTGCAGTTTTAGGAATGTATTTGTTTGGGTTGTGATAATACTTTCTACCACTCTTACTCATACGAACAACGGATTTACCTGATGCACTTACATGTCCAACTTCTTTATGGTGGTGTCTATCCTTTGATTTTTCGTTATTCATTACCGAATGGATTTTGTATTTTTGATTTTAGGATTCCTTTTGTTTTTTTAACGTGTAAGAAACATGTTGCTTTACTTATTCCTACATCGTTTGCAACTTCATCTAATGTCATATCTGAAAAATGGTAAATCTCAAATAATTTACCACTTACCCATTTAGGTGTTGCTTTCATTTCGTTTAATTCAGTCATTACTTCCCAATATGCAGTTTCAAACTTTTGGTCTGAATCTACATCATAGGGAGTATCTTCTAATTGATGATAGGTTTCTACTACATCAATATTTGTTTTTCTACCTTCTCTTTTACGCGAGTTTAAAAATCTCGAATTAATGAATGAACGTAGATACTGTAAATTGAATGAGTCTAAATAAAATAACTTTGGGTTTATTTTCTCACCTAAGAAAAGATAAACCGAACTTACTAAATCACATGCCTCATCATAATCTCTTGTTAGTTTATACGCAACTGCGTTTAACCAATCGTTGTGTTTGATGTAGAGTGTTTGTAACCTAATGTTATTTTCCCATTCTAAACTACCACTTATCATTTATTTCTTTCTTCCGTTTCTTTTATAAAGTTTTTACAAACATCAACAGCTTTTCTCCAAAGATTTCCACTTGAGGGACAAGTACAAGGTTGTGATTCTCTTGTGTTTGCTATTCTTTGATATGCACCCCAAATGAAATTAGTTTGATTATCTGGTAGAAATTCTTTAATTGGTATAACTACATCTTTCAATATTTGATATTCTTCAATTGTAAATGGATGTGTATTCATAATATTATTTTTCGTTTTCATCTAATTCCGGCATTGGTGCTGATTGAGGCATCATTGGGATTGGGTTATCAGTTGCTAAAAATGGTTTTACCATATCGATGTGTGGGTGTGATTTATGGAATGAAACTCCCATTGCAGCAATAATTGTAATTAAATCATTTACTGATTTTAATTTAGTAAAATCTACTAAATACATTGAATCATCTCTTAATTGAATTGGTTGTTGAATAACTCTATTACCATTGATATCAAGAGTAGTTGAACCTGAGGTTGGTGTTAAAATTGTAGCCATTATTTTGTGTTTTGTTTATTTGTATATGAAAGATAGTGTAATCTTTCTTGTCTTAGTTGTTCTAAATCGTTTAGGATGTCTTCCAATTGCTGAGTAGTAAGTGGTAAATCCTCATCCCATAATGTCATATGAGGTGGTAATCCTAATCCTTTTACTTCTGGATTTTGTGATGATAATAAATGTTCGAATAAATCCCACTTATTCCATATTTGGTAGTATCTCGTTCCTTTCAGTTCGAACATATACCAATCTTCTTTTATTTGTTTGTGTTCTCCAATCATTAGAATAATTTTATTTGATTACATTTACCATCGAAAGATTTACAAGTCAATCGGTTCAGCCACTGTTCACGTTCGCAGCAACCACATGATTTAAATCCTAATAAATCCACTGCAATCCATTTACTGATATCTTTACCCTTTCCAAAGGAGATAATCGAAATTAGACCGGCTAGACGAGTTCCTAGCAATATTTTACATCCTATATCTTTCATACTATTTTACTTTCATTGTGTTAAGAACTGGTTTGTTTTCTGAAATCCATTGTTGAATGTATTCTCTTTCTCTTTGCATCAACTCTTTTCTATCACCTTCCCACTCTTCTAAAACATACATTGAGTTAATCATAATCTCTACC